TATCAGTTGCTGGTTCATCTAACGCTAGTTTTGATACTAACGGCCTAACTATCACTAATGATCTAGACGTAGACGGCAACATCACTACTACAATGATTGCCGCTACGTTGACTAACAGTATTGCTACGAGTGCTAGTAACGTAGTTCTAACAGCAACAACAGCAAACATCTCTGCTGGTAGTACAGCAGACGTAGTATCAGTCAGTGCTACTGGCGTAACTACAAGTAACGTAACTACAACAGGTGACGTAGCAATCAACGGCGGTGATCTAACTACAACTGCTACTACATTCAACCTAGTCAATGCAACTGCTACGACTCTAAACATCGGTGGTGCTGCAACAGCGGTCAACATAGGCGCGGCAACAGGCACAGCAACATTCGGCAACGCAGTTGTTGCTACTGCTAACGCAAGTGCGGCCAACTTCAACACAGCTGGTCAAGTAGTTGCTACAGGCAACGTAACAGGCGGGAATATTGTAACTGCTGGTGACGTAGCTGTTAACGGCGGTGATATTACAACAACTGCTACTACATTCAATCTAGCTAACACAACTGCTACAACAGTCAACGCATTCGGCTCGGCAACAGCGGTCAACATTGGTGCTGCAGGTAGTACAACTGCTCTAGGTGGCGGCATGATGATTGCTGGTGATATCGTACCGGCAGCAGGCACAACTTCAGTAGCAATCGCTAACACGGTAGCTACAACAGTTAACTTCGCACGTGCGGCTACTACACTCAACATGGGCGCGGCTACTGGTACTACAACTATAGGCAACGCCTTAGTTGTAACAGGCAATGCTTCGGCAGCTAACTTCAGCACAGCAGGCGATCTAGCAGTCAACGGCGGTGATATCACTTCAACAAGTGCTACACTAAACGTAGGCGCTAGTGGTAACACAGTAGCAATACTAGGCGCACTAACAGTAGCACAGAACGCTACTGTAACAGGCGATCTAGGCGTCAACGGCGGCGATATCACAACTACTGCTACTACTATCAATATCGCTAACACAGTAGCTACAACAGTCAACTTAGGCGGTGCCGCTACAGTGAACATAAGTAGCTCAGGTAATACAACAAACATTCTAGGCGCACTAGTTACGGCACAAACTACAACCTTGAACGGCTCAGTAGTTCTAACCGGCGCATTTGGTCAGTCAGTACCTACTTCTGCCGCAGATACCGGCGTACAAGGCGAGATCAGAATGTTCAACAACGCTGGTAACAGCACAGTTGATGTATACATCTGCGTAGCTACCAACCAGTGGATCAGAACCGAACTAGCACACGCTTCACCGTTCTAATCTACACTACCAAGAATAACAGGGCTCAGGCCCTGTTTTCTTTTGCCTGACCTAAACTGATAAATACATTATTATGAGAATAAAAGACATACTACCAGAGGAAAAATTCATTCCTAGTAAAGACCGAAAGCCTGCCAGCGATAAAATTGGCCAGAAAAAATCGGAAACAAGGGATCTAGGCAAGCGTGGCAAAACAGGTGACCTACTGGATAAGAAATCGAAAGAATAATATGTTAGCAGAACAACTTAAAATCATTCAAGCAAGCGCAGTCTCTTTCTATTTGAAAGCTAAGAACTTTCACTGGAACGTAGAAGGCAAGAACTTCCGCGAGTATCACGGTCTTTTTGACGAAATCGCAGACGAAGTATTTGACAACACAGTAGACAGAGCCGCTGAGTTTGTTCGTGTACTTAATCAATACGCACCTGGCAGCTTACTCCGTATGAGAGAACTATCTATCATTGAAGATCAAACTAAAGTACCACGTGCTGAGCTAATGATTGCTGAGTTATATGCTGACAATGAGAAAATGTCTGCTATGCTCAAAGAAGCATTTACTATTGCTGAAGAAGCAAACGAACAAGGCATCGCTAACTTTATCGCAGAGCGCATTGATGCTCATGGCAAACACGGCTGGTTCTTACGATCAGTCTTAAAAACTGAAAGAGAATAATGCGCTACTACGAACTACTAGAATCTAAAAAACAATCAGGCATTTCTATTATGTCGCCTGAAGAGTTTGTTGCTCAATCAGGTCAAGAAGAACTAGATGAAGACTTACTAGGCGCACAAGCTCGTGAGTTCGGCGACAAAGAATTTCAAGACTACATGGGTCGCATTGTAGGCACACCCGATCTAGACAAAGCAGGCAACGTCAAGAAGGACAAGAAGTCGGGCGCTGACAAGTATGTATCAGGCAAAACAAAGTCCGACAAGTACAAGATGCCCTACATGCATCGTAGCTCAGTTATTACTTACTACAGTGAAGACGGCAAGCGTTACGACGAACAGAAAGTAATCGAAGCACTCAAGAAGCGCCCTGAGAAACTGCTCAAGCAAAACGAAAAGATGAAACACTCTAACGGTGCGTTTGAACAATTCTTCAACGTAGGTTTTGCAGCACTAACAGGCGTAGCAGTAGACGAATCTAAAGACAAACTAGTAATCGTAAACACATGCCCAGGCGCAGGCAGTTGTAAAGTTGACTGCTTTGCTATGAAGGGCGGTAAAGTACAATTCAAAAACGCATGGGTCAGTGACGGTCGTATCTTAACATATCTACTAAACGACTCAGAAGGTTTTATGAATCAACTAAGCAGTGAGATTGCTAAAGAAGAACGAGCAGGCAAGAAGGGCGATAAAAAATTCCCTGACGGTTGGGCAGTAACAGTTCGCTGGCATGATGCTGGTGATTTCTTCTCGCCTGAATACTTAGACTTAGCATTTGCTCTAGCTCGTAAGCATCCTGATGTTAAGTTCTATGCTTACACAAAGATGGCAAACGCAGCCTTAGCAGACAAGCCTGATAACTTTATCATCAACTGGTCGGAAGGCGCTCACACATCACAAGAAAAACAAGTAAAAGCTAGTGATGCTAACTTAGACACTACTAAGAACTCACGCATTGTACCTACAGAACTGTTCAGTGACTTGTTAAAGAAGGATGCTAAGGGCAACTTAGATAAAGGTCCTAACGGTCAGTGGCAAATTACTAACCCTAGTGAATTAAAGAAACGCTTAGCTGACAAGTACGGTATCTCCTCTAGTTCAATCCTAACATACGATGAGTACACTAGCAAAAAGAAAGTCGGCGGCATCAAATACAACGTTATTGTAGCACCAGGCGAAGGCGATATTAGTGCCAACGATCACAACGTTATCAGTACCCTACTATTGAAACATTAAGAACACACCTTAGGATCGTAATTCGTTACGATGTGTGACCCGCCTGCTGGGTTGAGAACGTGGGAGTCGTGCCCCAACACTCAAAAGTGAGGACTAACATTATGAAAATACAAGATATCATCACTGAATCAACAGAAACACTCTTAGAGTATAAGAGTGGAGTGATGCGTACTATTCAACAATTACTACCAACTTGGCCAGAATATGTTATAAAAGATTGGTTGTATACCGGAATCATTAGAGAGTATCGTGTAAACGGCAAGATGCCTGATATCGAAGAAACTGTAAGATGGCAGATAGAATATGCTGGCCTTACACCACAAACTCAATGGCGATTGGTTACTTTTAGATTCGACTTAGATGATGAGTGGGACAAGAAAACAAAACAACAACTAAAGCAACGGATAGCTGGCCAAACAATGAATCATGTTGAACGTGATGCTGAAAGACACGCTACTCAATCAAACTTATTGGCAACAAGAGGAATAAGTCGAGAACCGGTGATTATTATCATTACATCCGATGGTTACGAGTTAGTCGAAGGTTGGCATAGAACCGTACAACACTTTAAGGCAAATCCAAATGGTTATATGGGCCCAGCTTGGATAGCAAGACAGACATAAACGGAACAACTGCTACACAAAAACTATTGACTCTTTGACATCCTGTGTTATACTAAATCATTGTCTAACACTAAGGAGTAACAATGTCAAATGACGCAATGGACGTAAGCGGTAACTACCAAGAAGAAAACGTAACTTTCTCTGGTGACCAAAAAATCAAACTCAATCAAGTCATGAAAGAAGGTATGCAGATTCTTCATGAAGTTGATACGCTAACAGAAGGCTTGAACGACACTATCAAAGCAGTCGCCGAAGAGCTAAACATCAAACCAGCTATCCTCAAGAAAGCTATCAAAATTGCCCACAAAGCAGAATTCGGTCAGACTCAACGTGACCACTCAGTACTCGAAACCATTCTAGAAGCAACAGGTAAGACTCTCTAATGTCATACGTGGACGCATATCACGAGCGAAGTAAAGATATCATTCACGTTGTAGAACGTGATAAAAATGGTCGCAGAATCTTTCAACAATTCGCTCCTAACTATACCTTTTACTATGCCGATCCTCGCGGCAAGTTCCGTGGTGTGGATGGTCAGTCGCTAACCAAAGTATCGACCAACAAGCGTGACGAGTTTCAGAAAGAAGTCAGACTCAACAGCCGTAAGAAGTTGTATGAGGCTGATATCAGTCCTGTATTTCGTTGTTTAGAAGATAACTATCTCAACTCAGACGTACCTAAACTACACACTTGTTTCTTTGACATTGAGGTTGACTTTGACCCTGAGCGTGGCTTCGCACCGCCAGATGATCCATTCAACCAAATCACTGCTATCACTATGTACTTAGACTGGGCAGAAACACTGATCACCCTGTGTATTCCGCCTAAGCATATGAGTCCTGAGTCTGCTGAGGGCATTGTAGCGCAATTCGAAAACACCTATCTAGTAGCTAACGAAACAGAAATGTTCAATATGTTCTTTGACATTATTGAAGATGCTGATGTACTTACTGGCTGGAACTCAAGCGGTTTCGATATTCCCTACATGGTCAATCGTGTTACTCGTGTTATGAGTAAAGACGATACTCGTCGCTTCTGCTTATGGAAACAACTTCCTAAGAAACGCAAGTACATGAAGTTCGACCAAGAAGAAGAAACTTACGACTTGATCGGCCGTGTCCACATGGACTATCTTGAACTCTACAAGAAGTACAACTATGAATCTCGTCACTCATACAAACTCGACTTCATTGGTGAGATGGAAATTGGTGAGACTAAGACTCAGTACGAAGGTACCCTAGACCAGCTTTACAACAAAGACTGGAAGACATTCTTAGAATACAACAGACAAGATACAATGTTGCTATTCAAGATTCATGACAAGCTAAAGTTCTTAGACTTGGCATGTAGTATTGCCCATCAGAACACAGTGTTGCTACAAACAGCAATGGGTTCTGTAGCTCTAATCGAGCAGGCAGTAATTAACGAAGCCCACGAACGTGGATTGATGGTTCCTAACAAACAAAGAGATACAAATGATTTCGACAGCGATGACGAAGAACAGAACGATGACGGGGCGGTCGGTGCCTATGTTGCTTATCCCAAAAAGGGAATGCACGAGTGGATCGCCGCAGTCGACCTTAACTCACTCT